ATTTGATACTAGTGTCGCACTACCAGAAGTGCTTGAAATAATTAAACTTGTTGCTCCATCAATTGTTTGTGAGCCACTTGGTTGAATACGAATATTATTAGTACCAGCATTACCACCAACGTCCTTGAATATCAAGGTTTGACCAGCAGGATAGTTCGTTGCTGAATTTAGACTTGCTGTAACGACGCTACCTGTTGTGCTAACACCAACAAAATACGATAACGATGATGCTGTAAAGTTTGTGGAAAACGTTGCGTAATTTGCCTTAAATCCTGCGGAACCAAGTATATTTCCGCCAATATTTACGTTAGAGTTTAAGAAAGATGTGCCAGCAACTTGTAATTGATTTGATGCTGAGATGTTAGAACCAGTTATAGTTGTAAATCTTGCTGTTGAACCTGTAATAAATCCACCATCAATATCTAATGAACCAGTTCCAATCATATTGAAAGAACCAGTTAGTGTTAAAGTATTAGTAGGATTATTCCAAGTAAAGTTTGCAGAACCATTAAAACTTCCACCATCATTATATTGAATTTGTGTTGTAGAACCGCCGGGAGTTGCTGCTGTTCCTCCTCCACCGCCACCATTAGATGTTGCTCTAAATAGACCACCATTTACAACTTTAGTTTTTGTTGTTTGAGTGAAGTTAGCAGCATCTGCTTCCAGTACAACGGCACCAAGATAAACTGCCGATGCTTTTGTATTGTCACCTTCGGTAAAGTTTGCTTCATCTGCTATTGCTGCTACAGCATCTGCAAGTGATGTGTAGATGGTGCTGCCATAATAAACATATAAGGATCTTGTTACAGATTTTGGAAACCAATAAACTCTTTGTACTGTAAATTTGTTTGGTGTTGGAGTTATTGTTGTGATTGTTCCGTTTAGATTATATTTATTTGGAATTAGTTCAGCATATCCTACACCGCCATTGGTATCGATTTGAGTAGTAGAGCCGCTAACCCAAGAGTAGAAGATTTTTGTAGTGGTTAAAGCAGGATCATCAGCAGCCAAAACATAATTTGGACTGTTTGGATTAGAAGAATAATTTCTACCTTCTACATATGAGTCACCAGCACTTCTTGTAATTGCCAATGTTGTAGAACCACTTGCTGCTAATACTTGACCACTTACTTTTAGAGGACCAAATGCTCTAAAGAAGTCTTGTGTATTAGAATTTATAGCATATGCCGTTGTTGGCGTAACTATTGTTCCATTTGTTACTGCACCGGATTGATGAAGAACTCTACCAATTACAATTCTATCCTTAAACTGTTCGGCGGTAAACGCAGTATTTGTTTGAGAAATTGCACCAGCACTATCAATAGAGATGTAAGTTATTGGCGCTGATGCGGAGTAAATCAAAGATTGACTTACAAAATTATTCCAATTTACATAAGTTATCGTTGGGTACGGATCGGAGCCTGTTGTAGCATTGAAATTTAAAATGATACCAGAACCAGAAGTAAGATTAAATGAAGTTGTACCTGTTACTGTAGATAAAATACCACCATGTAACAAACCTGTACTTAATCCACCTTCTAACCAACGAAGACGAGTTGTATTTGTGAAACTGGTTCCGGGTTGATATTGAGTAAAGTATAAGTCGTTTGTTGAACCAGAAGTATAAATATAGGAAGCAGTTTGATTAGTTGGGATTGCTATATTTCCAACTGGCAACATCTGCACATAATTTCCTATAGTCAACCCACCAGAAACAAAACCCTCGGAGGCTGTTATGGTTGTAAATAAACCAGTTGAACCTGTGATAGTAGAGCCAGTTATTGTTGTAAATTGTCCTGTTGTTCCAGAAATTGTAGTTGTTGATTTTATTGCTCCAATTACATGCAATTTTTCTGTTGGTATTGATGTTCCAATTCCAACATCACCATTAGCAGCAATAACAAATGGTGATACGTCTGGTCCTGCTTGGTCTTCTACAATAAATGCAAATCCACTTCCTTGTTGGTTTATTTTAAACGCTGGGGATGAACTTGAAACCTCAATTGCATTTTCCGATGTTCCAGAAACTCTAAGTAAATTAGAAATTATAGTAGAACCAGTTATAGTTGTAAATTGAGCAGTAGTACCAGAGACTGTTGTTCCAACAAAAGAACCACCAGAAAATGCAGAAGATGTTACAACACCAAATAATCCGGTTGAACCACTTATAGTTGAGGTTGCAGTTAAGGAACCAGTTATGGTATATGAACCAGATAAACTTTTTGTATTTGTCCATAAAGCAGATGAACTATTATATGTAAGTAAATCGCCGTTTGATGCAGAGGTAATTAAAACATTATGTAATTCATCAATTTCATAACCATTATCAATATTGATAAAAATAGATCCAACACTTGCATGTGCTCTAACTACTTCACCAATTCTAACGTTATGATTTGGTTGTACGGGGACATTGGGTGTATAATCACCACTTGAAGAAAGATAGATAATTTGACCAGCAGTAAATATTGCTGGATTTGTGTTGACGTTTGTTATTAAGCCGTTCAACATTACATAACCATCATCACCACTTGCTATATCTTTTACAACCATACCAAGTGTATTAGCAGAGTTGTTATCGTTTTCCCAACTTGCTGTATTGATTAAAGGATTATCACCAATACCACCTGTTATGTGTACTAGTTTTCCTTTTGCTATTGTGCTGGCAGTTCCGTTTCTAACTCTTAAAACAAGTTGTTGTCCTAGATTTACCTTTACGTCCGTTACTGGAGTGTAAAAAGACAAATCATAAAAATCAGTATTATGATATAATCTACCTGCTTTATACGCTGGTGCTGTAGCCGTTGTATCAAAATCTATATAATCTACTTCACTTATGTATGCTTGTCCAGATGTTCCAGACATAAGCAAAGCGCCAGTTAAACTTATGCCATTTGTTTGTATACTGGAACCTGTAATCGTTGTAAATTGTGCAGTTGTACCGCTTACTAATGTTGTGTTATAAATACTACCAGTAAATTGGTGTGTGTCTGCTGTGTCATCACCAAATATCGTAGAACCAGATTTCAATATTTGAGAAGAAGAAACGATTAAAGTATCTGCTCTTAATGTTCCAGTAAGGAATAATGTATTTGTTGCATAATCAAAAGTTAGATTTGATGATGCTCCAAGTGTAGAACCAGAATTAAATTGTATTTGTTTATCAGATCCTGCTGGTGTTGATGTTACAGTAATACCTTGATAAGCAGAAGCAGATATTGTGCCAGTTACAACTAATGTGTTTGTTGTTGGATTAAAAGTAAAATTGGATGAACCAGATAATACTTGCGACCCAGAATTAAACTGAACAGAATTGGTTGGGCCATTAGCGACCGCACCAGTTATTACGCTATTGACATAAGCCCAACCAAATCTACTCATATTATCCTACCCCTACAGAACCAGACCAACTTGAACCAGATGGACCAGATTGTGCTAAAAGAGTTGTGCTGATGTTAGAAAGTTCAGCAAATACTGATGCACTTGTTGGAGTTGCTGTGTGAGACAGCAAATAAATCTGCGACACTTTTACTCTAAATTCTTGTGTTGGAAAACTTGTTGTTGATGTTGCAGCAGGAATTATAAAATAATTTGTTCCACTTGCACCATTAGAAGAAAATGCAACTCTTAATGGAGAGGCAGTATTTACATTAGAAATAAATATTCTTTGTGTTACATCTGGAAATGTTATTTGTGTTGGAGTTCCAGAACTGGCAGGTGCTGCAATGCTTGATGTTGCATAAGGAACACCAGAAACTTGGTATGAACCAACGTTTTGTAATCCTACACCATATGGGGTTGCATAGAAAGACATAAATTATCCTCGCTTTTTGTTATAATTATTATCGTTTTGAGAATTTATCTTTTTTTGGAATTCTCTTACACGTTTTTTCTCATTTTTTATGCCTTCAAGTCTTGCTTTTCTACGAACAACAGATGGTTTTTCGTAATAACGTCTTTCTCTAATTTGTTCGATTACTCTTTCTTTCTTTACTTTCTTGATAAATCTTTTGAGCATCCTCTCAAATGGTTCGTCTTTCTTTTGCTCAACTTTTGCATTTACGTGTGTGCTTTTCTTAGACATATAAACCTCTTAATTCGTTAAGTCTATTTTTAAGTTTTTCAACTTTATTTTCTTTTTGTAACTGTTGGGAAATGTATTTTTGCATCATTTCGCCAGCAGCATATTCATAACTTGCAGCAGGTATGTATATTGTACCTAACTCGCTTTCTAATTCTTTTTCGATTGGAGAATTATCAACCAACAAGTTATTCCAGTATGATTTTAAGTCCATAGGATTAAATGAAATAACTTCACGACCTTGATCATTTTTTGATTTCTTTCCAACAATTTGATCTGTATCTACAAGCGTGTCTTGGATTTCTTTTCCAAGTCCAATCATAAATGCTTGCATTGGAATTGGTGCTCCCAACTGTCCTTGTTGAGATGCTGATTGCACCATAAGAGAACGACCATCTTGTTCAATTTCGTTTTGGAATTTAGAAAGCAATATGTTTTTTACAACATTAGGATCATTTAATTTTGACAATTCTTCTTGTTGAAGTTGTAATATTTCTGCTTCCTTTTCTTCGTCAGTAAGTTTGGAATATTTTTGTTCCTTTTCTTTTGACTTTCTTACGCCAGAGATTACGCCAGCAACAATTTGTTCTGCACCATCGTCTGTAAGACCTAAAGATTTTAGTTTTTGTTGTTGTGCATCGATCATTTTATCGAATTCCATCAATGCTTGATCGGATGATAATTCTTGTTTCTCTTGTGCCAATATGTTTGTGGCATCTTTTGTTGAAGTACCAACTATTGCTACAATTACCAATGGAGCAAAAATAGATTTTAGACCACTACTGAATTTGTTCTTTAAGTTGTCTAAAAATCCTTCTTCAATTAAATAAGTTCTTAATTCTTCACGAATTAAATTGCGAAGTTGAGATTCAATAATTATTTTATTTTTTTCCATCCACCTGTCATCCTTAATAATCCACCGATATCAACACCGGGGTCACTTGGGTCGGTATCTCCCAAAGGATCTCTCGCTCTTGCTTCATTGATGTTTTGTTCTGGATTTCCAGCAGAAGCAATAGGAGTTGTTCCCTCAAATATATTTATACCGCCATATGCTTTTTTACTTACTTCCTCAAGCATTTTCTTTCTTTCATCAAATGCTTTTTGTTTATCGGCAAGTCTTTGTTGTCTCATGTCTTCATTTACAACTGGTTCTTGAATTTGTCTTGTCTCAACAACTCTGCCAGTTTGTTTAATGATTTCGCTTATCACACTTGTCAATTCTTCTTGCATTGCTTCTTTAACAAGTTGCTTAACAAGAGGTTTTAGCATTTTTTTTAATTCTGTTTGTGTCATGTTGTCTCTATGGAGTTGGTGGCTGAGTTGGTATTGTTCTCTTAAAGGAAGAAATTTGTTGCTTCAATTGATTAAGAAAGTCTTGTAACAATTGTGCTTGTTCTTTGGTAACATTTGATGTATTAAGTGCCAAATTTACAACTTGACAAGCATAAACACCAACAGCGCACACTAAAGCACCAAATGGTTCACTACTGGCAACGTGAGTGTTATATTTTATTTTTTGTTGATCGAATATTACATATAATTTTTGTAATTGTGTTTGTTTTGCTTGCTGTCTTTGTGGAAATTGTACTTGGCGCGTTGCTGGTGCTGCTTGTTGTGTTTGTTTTACTTGTTGTGTTTGTATTACTTTATTTCTTTTTCTCTTTTCTTCCAAAGGAGCGTTAATTGTTGGTTTAGCATCCTTAAAAGAATCTTTTACTATTTGTGATAAATCGTTAATAGTTTTCTCAAACTGTTGAATTGGCTTTGTGCCGTTGCGGATCATATCTCGTTGTATTTGGTCGTCTTTCTTAAACAAAAGAGAATAAACTTTATATAAACTAACCGATTTAATTTGCAACTTATCTAAAATTGTTTTAACTTTATTATATTCCGTTGCTACATCGAAGAAACTTTTTACACCTTTTGGAGCAACAGAAACAAGTTTTTGTTTGGCAGAACTAACGGCAGAGCCGATTTTTTGCTGAACATTGTCAAGAAAACCTTCTTGCAAAAGATAATTTTGCAATTCAACACGAACAATGTTTCTAAGTTTTGTTTCTGTAATAATAATTTTCATATTAAAAACCTATAAATAAATAGAGGATGGTACGATAAAATACCACCCTCTATATTTTTAATCAAAAGAAAGAATTACTTTTTGTTTTTTAATGGTTTCATTTTGTGATCAGCGTGTGCGCCTTTCATTTTTTTCATTGCTTTTGCTTTTTTGGCTTCGGCAAGTTGTTGTTCAAGTGCTGCTATTTCGGCATCAACTGGATCTGCATCTTCAACTTGTTGATCGGCAACGAGTTTCTCTAATTCTTCTTTGATTATACGTTTGAGTACGTCTTTGGTGAGTGTCATATTATATTGTTCCTTTTTTGAGAATATTGTTTATTAAACTATTGATTTTTGCTTCTCTGCTTTCAACCAAGGATGTTTTATTTTCTTGCATCATAAAAGCACCTTGAGTCGAAGGCTCGGAAACAATATCAAAACATATAAGTTGGAAATCGTCTTCTACTATTGTATCACCTCTGTTTTCTCTAACAGAACCTGTGCCTCTAGAGGAAATACCGATTTTAACATTTGCATTTATAAGTTCTCTTAAAACTTGTCCAGATGGAGTGTTAAGAACTTGGATTTTACCCATTACGTCTTTGCCGTTCCACCAAACTTCAGTTACAAGATGTGAAACATTTCTTAAGTTTATTACAGATTGTTCTGGGTGATCAAGTTCACCTAATGCTCTTCTTTCTTCAACGAGTCTTCTATAGTTTTTCATTTCTCGTTCAAGAACGGGATATGGGTAAACTCTACCATTACCATTTCTTGCGTCTGCCCTTTGCATGACACCAGATAGTATAAGACCACCGTTTTTAATAAAATGTTTATCGGATTCTGTTAAAACATCTTCACAATAACCATTTGGGCAAAGTTCATAAAATTCAGTTAAAAGTTTCTTTGACATTAAAATTAGTTCCTACGGCTAGGCCGTCGTCCTCTGCAACAAAGTCTAACAGGTTGTAAAGACCATTTGCGAGTCCAAAATGCTTGTCTTTTAGTTGTTGTCATATTAAACCTCGACTAAATTAAATAGTATCTTTATTCTTTATTTTCTTTATTGATTTTAATATTTAATCCAAAATCATTAAACAACATACATAAAGCATATGAAGTAGCAGAAGAAATAAACCCTGCTGCTAATATATTAAATTGAACATCAAACATAAACCAATTAAACAACCCAACCCAAAAACCTAAACACATTGGACACTTAAACAATTCTGCAATCTTTCCCTGTTTTGGTCTTATATAATTAAGTATAGTTCCGTAAATAAGAATTTGAGTTAGACCATAACAAGCAAGAATAAAACATAAAACTTCCATTATTTCCTCTGTTTATCTTTTCCTTCGCCAAGGTAAGCAATGTTGTAGTGCTTGTTGATAGAGTAAGCAGAAGTTCCAATAGAACCTTGTTTTGGTTTCTGTGGAATTTCTCCAAGTTCTGTAGAGTGTTCATCGTCTGGGTTAAGGAGGTATTCTTCTTGATCATTTTTAAGTTTCTCCTCTTCTTCCCAAGATGGTGCTTCTTCTCTAAAGTACTTGAATATTGCATATAAAACAACTTCTATTGGATCTGGTCCATCTGGCAATTGTTTTGGTAATGTTGCTTCAAGCGAACTATGAATATTGCCACCTTGAATTGTGGACGCATCAATTATACCACGTTTGTAAAGATAGTCAAAAAATTTGCTTTGTGTGTAGTAACTTCTATCATCCATTAAAACTTTAGAGAGTGCAAGAATTTTGTTTGTCTTTGGAGATATAACAATGTCCATATAAGGATGATCTTGAATTAAGATGTTTCCATCCATAGTTTTACGGGCATCTAATCTTATGACGAGATCGGGCTTATCTCTTAGTTTGATTACTATTTTCATTAGGAATTTAATTCCTTAACTAAGGATTGGAAACTTAAAACACTTTCAATTATGTCTTTGTCAACTGGTCTTGATTTAAGTTCATCAATTTTGCCATTAAGTTTTTCTTTATCTGCTTCGCTTAAGTTATCACTTGTGGTTACAGCGTTTCTAATTCTTGAAATTTCTTCATTTAGGTAAACAAGAAAATCTATATTGTTGTCAGCATATGAAAGAATATATTTTGAGAACAATGCTTTTTGCTCTTCCAAAAGAGAGTTGGAATATTTATCGTTAAACTTTTTGATAATTTGTTTGTAGATTAAATTATCAATTGGACGCATTTTAGTTTCTTCAACTTTTTGATTTTCGCTAATAATACTTACAACTTGTTGCTCTAACAAAACTCTATGTTTGATTGAAACATTGTCATCAAAGAGTTGTGATATAGTTGCTAAGTCTTTATAGTTTGGAAGAAAATTGGAAAACACAGTTGGTTCCAATTGCTTGTTCATTTTGTTTATTACTTGTGTTTGTTGATTAAAAATATCGTTGCTGCTTAAAGAGAAATAAACTCTTTTTGCTTCTTGTATCATTTTGTCTGCAACTTGTTTATCAACACCTTTTGTTTCATACAAACTCTTATAAACGTCCAACTCTCTATGCAAGACAGAGGTTTTACCAAAGTGTTCTTTAAGAATTGACATAATAACTAATTTTCTTTTGTCATCTTTATTGACAATAGATTTAGTCAATTCTCTAACAAGAGTTTCGTAAAGAAAAGCGGTATTTCTTTTCTTATTGTGTTTAACTTTCACTCTTTCTTGCATTAGTAGATTTCTCCAAGTTTTCAATAAGTGATTTTATTTCTTTATTTGTTCTAAATAGTTCTAATTCTTCACTATCATAATTAGATTCGTTTGCTTCGTAAATTCCTCTGCCTAGTGCAGATAAATCTCTTATACCGGGAACAACAGCGTTTCTACCAGCCATAGACTTAAACTTGGACTGATAACTACGTGTTCTTGCTCCCCCTCCTCTATCATCACGTTGCTTTGGATAATAGATTTTACCATTTGAGTTTGGTGAATAATATCCATCTTCACGACGACCGGGTGGTGGTATTTCTGCTGCTCCCCCGCCTGCTTCTGCTCCTCCACCACCTTCTGGTGTTGCGAGCAACATGCTTTCTGGTTCCTCTCCAGCCTCTCCTGCACCTGCCTCTGGCGTTTCTGCACCTTCGGGTGCTGGTGTCTCTTCGCCACCTAAGCCAAGGCCAAGACCACCTCCACCACCACCGCCTGCTTCACCGGCTTCTTCTGGTTGTCCAATTTTTTCAAGTGATGCAGCAAATTTCTTGTCGTAGAACATTTCTCTTTGGATTTTAACAATTTGCTCATCGGACAACCCAAAGATGTTTTGTGCAACCCAATGTTTAGAGAAGTATCCTTCGGTAGCAGCAGAAGCAACATCAAACTTAACTTTCCAATGTTCAAGTTCTTGAAGTGCTGCAATCTTGGAAGGATTATTAAGTGAAACCTTAAATGAAATTAAATCTGTTCCACGGAACCCAAGAGTATAAAGATGGATAATGCCAATCTTTTCCAACTCGGCAACAACAACTCTTTGTAATCTTTGGATAGTTCTTGCAAAACGAATATCTTTTTGTGCAAGTGTTGTTTTATCTTCTGTTGCACCATCACCTCTAATCAAATAAGACATAGGCACTTTAAGTGCAGCAAATAATTTATCTCTAAGATATTTTACGTCTTCAATTGCAGAAGCGAAATTGCCACCGGGAAGCGATTCAATCTTTGTATTATTTACACCACCACGAACAGGAATAAAGTAATCTTCATCAACTGAGGTTGGGTTATAGCGTAAATCTACACGACCTGTATTTGAGTCAAGAATTTGATTTCTCTTCATTTGGGTCATGACTTTTTGCATGTATTGTTCAATATCTTCTGGTGGAACATTACCTACATCTACATAGAATACTTTACGTTCTGGAGAACGTGTAATTCTGTAGGCCATCATTGCATCTTCAAGAAGTGTTAGTTGTCTCCAAATTCTTCTTGCAGGGTCCAATACTGATGTACCATATGGTGAGTGCTTATCATTTCCAAGAATTCTAAAGTGTGAAATTTGCCAATTCTCAAATGTTAAACCACCAGAGTTCCATTGGAATTGTACGTAATTGGAATTTGTTTTATCTTTACCTTCCATCCTTTCAATTTGATTTGATGGAAGCCCAAGAGCACTTGTGATGCCAAGTTTATCATCTATATCGAGATATAAAAAGAAGTCACCATACTTGCACATATTTCTTGACCAACTGAATAAATTTGATTCAAGATTTAATGTCTTAAAGTATAAAGTTTCTAATATAGATTTGATTTCTTCGTTTGGACATTTGACCTTCAACATTGCTGTAAGTTCATTGTTAGTGGTCATTTCATCTGCGTAAATATCAAGAGCAGATGCTATCTCTGGCATGTATTCCATTTGGTCAAAGTCGATATATCTATCAGCACGATTTTGTGCTTGCATAGTTTTGGTAGATATATTTTCATAAGCAAGATATTCTGCTTTCTTGAAAGATAGACCTTGTGCAGATTGAAACTTAAACTTGTCTAATTGTGTTCTGCGATATCTGCTTTGTGATTGTTGATCGTAATTGGCAATAGGACCAGAAAACAATTTGGTCAATTGCTTGAAGAGCAACGATTCTTCATTTCTTGGATTCTTGGTTCTTCTATTATCAGCCATTTTTATCCTTTAAATATCCAAATAAAGTCTTTCTGCAACTCTCTTTGTTGTAGTGCTTTATCTGTCAATCTGTTGTTTTGATTGTAACTCATCATACCAGATATACTAGTATCTAGTATCTTATTTGATTTTGTGATACCTGTCAATAACGCTTTTTGATATTCAACATCTTTTGTTGCATTTTGGAATACCGTATCTTTAACCCAACATGCAATTGACAACGACAAAACCAAATCGTCGTTATATCCTTGCATTGCTTGTGGTCTTCCGTGATGCCAAATAAATGTAGTCAATTCATTGTAAGAACGAACAGAGTTTATTCTTATCATTTTTGATCTGATAAACTCTTCCATTTTGGCAATTATCAAAGGTCTTGATTTGTGTGAAGTTGTAAAGCCGGGAACAGAGTTGGACATACCTTGTGCCACGTACTGCTCAACGAATTCAGTTGAACCTTTGGTTGAATAATAAATATTTTTATATCCAAGTGATATAATCTTTTCCAATACTGCATATCCAAGATTATTGTTTTCAACAACAATCATAGCACTACCATATTGTCTGCCTGTATTCATCAATAAGTTTGCAAAATCATCAATGTTAAGTTTGCCTTGATATTCTGCAACTTGTTCCATTGTATCAAGATTTAGAACGTGGAATACTGAAAAGTCTTTACCATCGCCACGGGCAACGTCTGCAACTAATAGGTATTTGCACTTTTCATAATAGTCTTTCCAAATCCACAAGTTTCTATCAACACCAAGTCTTAGTTTAGGTTCGGCAGATATTGAAGATAGGTATTCCAAGTCTTCTGCTGCAAGTACAGTTTCGCCAGATGCATTAAACGAACACTCGTATTCTTGTGCGATTTCACGTTTAGAAAGGTTTTTAGTTTCTTTGTCAAACCACTCTTGGTTTCTTTCTGGATGGACTGACCAATGTAACTTAATTGGATGAAATTCGTTTACAGATGACTCAGCATCAATATATGTTTGATGAAACCAATTACCTACACCATTTGGAGTTGAGATAGAAATACAGCGACCACCTGTAGCCATTGTAGGATACAAGCCTGTCCATAGTTCTTGCATACCCTCAATAAATGCAGCCTCGTCGAGCACAAGCAACGACAGGGCTTCAGATCGACCTGCATCACCAGAAGTTGCAGAGGATTTAATTTGAGAACCGTTTGACAACTCAAATGAGTTTCTATTATCAATTGTTACAGTAGCAATCATAAGCCAACTTGGAACAGACTTGATAATATACTTTACTTTCTTAACTAAGTTAGATGCTGAAAGAAGTTTGGTTGCTAATACCAAAACGTTCTTATCTCTGTGAAACAACATTAGCCAAGCAATATAGCCAGCAACTACAGTAGATAAACCTAACTGACGGGCTTTGAGAATAACACTAAATCTGTGATCTTGAAAGTCCTTAACTACTTCCTCTTGAAACGGATACATCCTAAATGGAATTGGACCACGTTGAGGGTGTGAAATTTTACAATATGTATTTATAAAGTAAACTGGATTCTTACCACACTTTAATATTTCATCTTGAACTTGTTGTTTGGTAAGTTTATACATATCATATTAGTCGTTCTTAAACTTAACGTTTGATGGTTTCTTTGCCTTATCTCTTCCTAATTCTAAGAACTTTCTTGTTATATCTCTTGTAATGTCTTGGGAAGGTGGAGAAACAGGCTCAACGTCTTTTAAGGATGTAATTTTGTAATGTTTCTTTGCTTCTACTGATGTTCTTTGACGAGAAATTGGTTGAACAAAAACATGAACTTCTCCAACTGGCTCTAATGAAAGAGTTGATTTGGTTATATCTTTATATTCTTTTTTCAAGAAGGAAACAATCTTTTCAATTGTTTCCTCCATATCACCCTCAAAATCTTTCTTCATATAAACATCTTTCAACTTAATGTCCGAGGTATAAATTACAGTAAGCATGTTGCCACTTGTTTTTACCTTGAAACCATCAATAACTCTTGAATCAAGAATTGGATCACCATCTTCTCTTTTAAGACCAATGGAACGTTCTTTGGAATCGGAGGCATATTTTTCAACGTGGGAACCATCGTAAGCATTTGCTGCTGCTTGGTGAATTCCTTGAATTATTTCATAAGTGGTTGCCATGTTTATTCGTATCCTTCTTCGTCAAAGTTGACAGAATCAAAAACTGATTCTTGGCCATGCAACTCGTCTTGTTGTTGGTCAAAGTATCCAGTTTGCATATCGTAATCAAGTGCATGGAAAACATCACCAATCATTTGTGACATAACAGAGATTTTGTATTGCATCCACTCTGGCAAGTCGTCATCACCTTCAATCATATCGTGAAGTTTCATAGCATATTCACTAATCTTGAACAATTGGGATTTTGACATATAACCTTCTTGTTCATATTCTGGTTCACCAGATAATTCTTCTGGTTGCTCAACTGGACCTTCAATTTGGTACATATCGAGTTCTTCTAAAATAATCTCTTTCAATCTGGCTTTGGAAATTTTCATTTTTTATTTGGCCTCCAACCTGTCTTCCATCTTTCTTCTCTTCCTTCAACCCAATCAATGTAGCATTTGTAACAACAATCAAATCGATTCATATACAAATCATCTTTTAAGTTAAATGAATAAACAGAGCAGATTGGACAAGTCCTATTAGTATCTTTATTAAGTAGTTTTTTAGAAATAAAAATACCATTTACTTCAACTTTTTGGTCTTTATCATTTTTATTTTCTATATGAGAAAGTTCTTTAAGTTGTTCAAGATATTCCTTTTCTTTTTCTTCGTTCCAATAATGCTTTGGATTGGCGATTGTATCTTCGCCATATTTCTGTGCGATTGCTTTTTCAATCTTTACAATTTCATTTAAATCTTTCATAACTTATAAACCTATTTATTATAATGGACGAAAT